CTTTCAGGATGTACATCCCATTTTAATTTAATAGGTACAAATCCATTCTCTCCTGCTTCAGCTTTTTCCCATGTTTTATGGAACCAGTTTCCTACACCATTTGGAGTAGAGAGAGCCATACATTGACCTCCGGTTGCTAAGGTTTGCTGTGCTGCAGTAAATGTTTCTTCAATATTATCAATGAAGGCTGCCTCATCTATTAGCAGTAACGATACCGCTTCTGAACGAGCAGCATCTGCATTAGATGATTTAGCTGTAATTTTAGAACCGTTTTTAAGTCTAAGAGATAATTTATTCTTTTCTGTGAAAGGTAATTGTAACCATTTTGGTAGATTCTCATACATGAAAATCGTTTTAGTTACAAGGTTTCTAGCTGTTGCTTGAGTAATTGCAAGTGCTAGTACGTTTTTATCTTTATGGAAGATCATTAACCATAGAGCGTATGCTGAGGCTAATGTGGAGATTCCTAACTGTCTTGATTTGAGTGTTACTATAAACTTCTCATCTCTAAATAAATGTAGTACTCCTTCTTGAAATGGGTAGAGGTTAAATAAGATTCTACCTCTTGTTGGATGTTGAATATAGCAATACTTCTTCATGAAGTAAGCCGGGTCTTTTGCACACTTTATGTACTCTTGTGCAACTATTTGTTTTATATCTTGTTGTGACATATTATATATGTATATAATATAAATATAGGGATATAAAAAAACCCACCTTTATAGGGTGGGCTTGTTTTGTTTTATTACTTAAATTTACTCCAGTTCTTATTATAGAAGTCCCAAACTTCTTTTGGACTCCTAGGATTTCCTTCAAATCCTGCTTTCTTAGGATTAGCATATTGAATACTAGTAACTTTTGGAGCTGTTTTTTCTCTTTGTCCATCCGTTGTAGTTCCTCCTTTAGGATCACCTACTTTACTAACTCCTGAATTTGAAGATTGTGTGTCGGTTTTCCCTCCAGTGTATAATACTTTAAATCCTTGATTTCCTTTAGGACCTACTACACCGTATTCGTTGCTTCCATCATTATAACCTATAGCAACTAAATCACCTTCAGTTGGTCCTCCAAATCCAAATAATTCATCTACTTGTTCTTCGTTTTCACTCAACATTCTAGAGTTAGTAGTCAGTTTGTTCTCTGCTAAGAACTTTTTTAAATCAAAATTTTCCATAGTGTTTTTATTTTCTGCTAATGATACTGGTTTTTTCTCTGCTTTAGGAGTTTCTTTCTTTTCTTTACCTGCGAATTTTTTATCAAATTCTTTTCTTAATTTCTCCTCTGCTTTTCTTAATGCTGCAATATCTTTACGCATTTGTTTAACAGCTTTTTGATCGATATGCTCAGCATGCTCTCCTTCTTCTAAAGACCCTACTTTAGCTTCCAAAGCCTCGTAAACTCTTTTCATCTCATCCATTTTATATTTATGAGCTGCTTCGTTAGTACCGTGCTCAATCTCTTTCATCAATTCTTCAATTGATTCGTATTTTGGAAGAGGTTTGTCTTGAACCATTTCTTCTCCTTCTGGAATGTTTAATTCTGCAGGTGGATTAGGAAGTTGGTCTGGATCGTCGTGACGTCCCATTGTATAATCTACATTCTCTTCTTCTTTTAATGCTTTTTTAACCATCTCTACTAAACGTCTCTCTTTAGCAGTTAATCTACTTTCTTGCAAAGCGTTTTCCACTTGCGCATCAATTCTTCTTTCCATATCGTGTTGTGCTTGTTCTATATCGTTAGCTTGTTCTTCGTCGTCTATTCCTACGCTTTCTCTTTCCATCTCCGCGTTACTTCTAAATATATGCATTAAGTGTCTTTCTAAAGTACTTTTCTCAGAACGAGTAGCTTCTGATCCTACTTCTTGCTCTACTTGTTTGATAGCATCTTGAATTGTTTGAAGTGCTGTCTTGTACCCTGTAATAGTATTTACTATTTGATTTGCTTTTGCATTTACTGCTTTTGCAGCTGGTGTGTCGTATGAGTCTGAGAAACTTGCTTCGTCTATGTTTTCTTCTTTCAATCCTATCTTAGCTTTTATCTTATCCCAAAATCCCAATGCCTTAGCTGCTTCTGCTGGTTTTGCCGGAGGTGCTTGTTGTTTTACATCTACCCCTTTCTCTGTTGCTAGTTTTGCAAGTTCTTTCTGTATAGCTATTGTCTTATCTGATGATGGATTAAAGTACTGTGGGGATATTCCCATATTATTACGGCATTCTGGTGACTTATCGCAGGCATCATAATCTGCTGATAGACTTGTTTTGTAGTCTGCTAATAGTTTTGCTATTTCCGGATCTGTGTTTTGCTCTAATGCTTCCCAGCCTAGTGTACTAATGTCTTGTCCTCCAAACTCATTTAAAAGTTGTGCACTTTTTGTAAGGTTATTCTCTGTTAAGAATGATCTTAAATTAAAATTATCTGCCATTGTGGTTTTATTTTGTTTATAAATAGTTTAATTTTCTGTTACCTCCCCTGTATATGTTATTCTAGGTACCAAGTCTGAGAATGCTGTTATTAGTAGATTAACTCCTATAGCATCTTCTACTTCTTGTTCTGTATAGAATATGTTGTAGTTATTGTTTGTACTTAGGAAGAAAATAGGATGAGGTTGAGCTTTTATGTAATCTTTTGCTAGTTCTTTTGCTATCCTAATTCTTAACGCATTTGCTGAAGTGGTATCTGTATCAACTATCTTTACTGTGTTGTTATACAGTTTGTTTAGTACTTGTTGTATTTCTTTTGGGTCTTGAGTATAGTTTAGTAACTTATCTGTCCATAGCTTTTCTCCCTTTGCTCTTGTTCCTGCCTTAAAAGCTGCTATTTGTTCTTGTGGTATATTTAGTACTTTTGCTATTGTGTCTAGAAGTGCTTCCACTTTTATACCTCTTGAAACCTTACTACTATTTGCTAAAATGGCATCAATTGCTTTAAACTCAACTACTCCTGCTTCTGTTCGTACATCCCCTTTTTCAGCACTTTTTGTATCATGTAATACCGATACTACTGCTAGTTCTCCTCTACCTACTCCCTTTTGTCCTGACCCTGTTTTTAGGTCTACTAATGCTGTAATATGTGTACTATCTATCGAGCTAAGTTCTGCTAACTTTGTAACTAGGTTACCGCTGGTTCCTAATGCACTAAATTTGTTATTTTTATCATTTATAGATGCTACTATTTTATCCTCAAAATGATGCTTATCTGCATACCCTGCTATGATCCATGCTTGTTCTTTACCTAATTTTTTTTGAGTTACTAGTACGTCAAGGAGAGTGGCTGTGTACCCTTTACCGGTTTTACCTATTAGGTTGAATAACTTGTTTATTTGATTTTGATCTAATTCGTCTTTTCTAGCAGTAAGAAGTGATTGTAGATCTTCAAAAGATACATTATTTTCCTGAGGTTGTTTAGGTTTTTCTTCTTCCATAACAATTCCATACTCAGAATAAATCTCTTTCAATATTTTCATATCGGCAGGATTATTCATGTCTGGGTATCCTTTCTTACAGCGGAAGGCCCATTCTGCAACTATTTTATCTACTACGCTCATTAAAGTGCTGCTGGTGTTTCATCTTCTGCTCCTCCTGCCTCTGCTCCTGGTTCTGCTGGTGCTTCTTCAGCTCCTCCTGCTTCACCTCCTGGGAAGTCTCCTCCTCCACCGCCTCCGGCTGCTGGTTCTGCTGGTGCTCCTCCAAACTCTTCTCCACCTGGTTCTTCACCTTGTGAGATTGGTCCATCTCTTAAGATTCTTCCTACAGCATCTAAAGCTTGTTGGTACTGTGTTACATTGTTTAATAGGTATCCTTTACCCTCTATGGTAGCTTCAAACCCTTTTCCTGTCCATTTTAGATCAAAAGGCTGTCCATTTTTAAGAACAACTTTAAAGGTAGATGGTTTAGGAACTGTCCACTTTACATCTTCTATAAATTCGTCATATTCATGTGTGAATAGAGATACTAATGTCTTTTTTACTGTTGGAAATTTTCCTAAGATATGTTGAGTAGATGTTCTTAAAGCAGGTACTTCTGCTTCTCTTAATACTTCTACGTATGCTTCTATTATTAGATTCTTTAAGTCTGATTTTTTCATTAGTCTCTGTATTTGCAGTTGCTTTTTCCTGTATTGTACGGGGTTGGATGTGCTGTTCCTTTTACATGGGTATGTCCACATTTATGGCAGCAAGTACCTTTCTTTTCATTCAAAGCCATTGTAGCTACAACTGTATTGTCTATTTGCTGAGTTTTTTCTTCTCCGTCTAAGTATCCATAAGCACTTTGTAAGTAGTCGTATGCTTTGATTATCTTAGCTTGCCACCAGTGTGGGAAATCTACTTCTCCTGCTTTTTCGTATTTATCCAATTGCTTGTACAGCATTGAAGCCATTTTAGCAATTCTATAAACATCGCTTTTTAGCATTCCTGGTTCGTCATCTTGATGACCTACATCTAAATCTTCATTTTTAAATTTGACACCTCTACCTTTCAGTACATCTGCTCTAGTTATTTCACCGTCTCCTGTCAGGTCTTCTAATTTCTCATCTATCCCTTCTCTACTAGCATCAAATTTGTCTTGATTGGCCATTGATTGTAGGGAGTAAGCTTTTGCTTTATCCATAAGGCTTAGTTCATGGCTGAATGTAAGTCTTGTAGGATCAGTTGTTTTAGGGTTGTTAACAGCGTTTTCCATTTGTTTATAGATTCTTTCAAAATCACTGTTAGCTACTTCGTATTTTTCAATATATCTTTTTATTCTCTTAATATCTTCTTCTGAGTTTCCTTCTGCTATATTTTTATTTAATTGAGAAGGATCTGTCGGTGCTTGCATTGCTGCTGCTGCATCGTATTCTTGGTCGGAAGGTCCAGATACGTATTTTACCATTACGTCTGATAGTTTATCTTCTAATTCTGGTGTTGGAAGAGATACTTCATTTCCTTGAGTAATAATAAAGTCTGATAACTCTACATCTTCGTTACCTAGTTCTAAATGGATTGATCTTGTGTCTGGGTTTAAAGTAAATCTAAAGGTGTCTTGACCTTTTTCTTGACCATATCCAACATGTATGTTAAATCTGTTTACTCCTACTCCAGTTAATTTAATATTTTTTAACTCATCTCCTTGAGCTCTTAGAACTTTAATTAATGATTTAGCTACTTCTTTTCCTACTGCTTGTGATTCTTGAGAAGTGTATTTAACTCCTGCCTCTTCTTTAATCTTTTTACCATCTCCTGTCTCAATTGACTTGATGTCTTGGTTATTTTTTAAAGATACTAGTTCCTGATCATTCTCATAATCCATTGTTTTCTTCTCACCTCTTGCTGTTTGTATAAAAGCTGTCTTTTCTTCTACTAATCTCATTAGTTTTTTCATATTATAATATCTAAAGATAGTTATTTTTAATCATATATACAAATAAATAGTAAATTATTTTACTGACAATGGTAATTTAAGTATCTCTGTAATGCTTTTGCATAATGAGTACCTTTATCTTCTAATTTACTTCTTTCTGCTCTTACTTTTGAACATGTAAGTTTACCTAACCTTTTTTTTAAAATACCTGGTTCTACTGGATCATGTTTTCCTTCTTCAAGTTTACCTAAATCGTCGTAATATGTTGGATTTTCGTAAACATGGTCAAAGGCTATTTCCATAGCAATATCTAAATCTGTTGTATGTTCAGATTCTGTCTTTACTCCTTTAAGTATTTGTTTTATAATTTGATCGACTGGAAGTTTATGCATTGTAGCTAGATCTCCAATAGTAGCGTACTGGGCAAGTCCTCCTGGTATTTTATTAGGAGCTGTAGTAGAAGCATCTAAAGCTTCTTTAATTATTTTTTTTATCTGACTTTTTTTCATTTTCTAAAGTATAATAGTAGATATTCTCGTTACCCTTCTCCATTGTCCACTTATCGGAAACTGATTCACAGTACCATTCTTTATTATCGATCATCCAATCCGGTTTATCTGGAAATGGTTGAGTTACGAATGACATATCTCTCCACATTAACCTATTATTAGGCTGAAGGGTAAAGTTTCCATTATCTAATTTAATTAGATGTGCTGCTTTATACTGTGTTGGTTCGTTAGAGTACGGGTTATTAAACCAATCAAAGGTCATAATATAATTTCCCCACTCTTTACTTCCGTCTTTAAATATTGCTTTTACTCTTGATTGGAGTAAGTAATCGTATGCTGTACATGATACTTCATGTCCAAAACAATCCCATAATTGTAAATGGTCTAAAGCCATTTTCGGTGCATCATCCTTCCAAGCAAGCATATGAATTGGAACTCTTGATCTAACAGCTCCTTCATCTGTCATTATATGGAATGTTAATGCTCTTCCTCCTATAGACTGTACTCCAAATACAATTACATCTTGCATACCTTTTCTTCCGTCATGCTGGTAAAGATGTTCAATTCTCATCTTAGCGTAGAAGTGCGGTATTGATGTATTTAGTTCTGCCATTATTTATTTCTTATAAGAAGTTCTCCTAATACTTCCAGTCTTCCTACCTCTCTTTGAAATTCAATTTGAGTCATATTTAAAGAGATTTTTTTATATGTGTCTTGAAACTCTTTCTCTGCTTTTTCCATATCAAGCTTTCCTTCGACAGCTTTTTTATAGTAAGGAGCTTTTACTTTAAAGTGATGCCAAGTTAATAGGGCTAATCCTCCTTTTTCTTCAGCATTACTTGCAATTTTAGCTGCTCCTTCTCCTCTGGTTTTAGCAAAGTCTTCGAAGGCTTCTTTAGCTTCTCTTAATAGTTGTAGTAGTTTCATATCTATTTTGTTTTACCCCAACTTTTTCCTTTTCCTTTTGTTTTACATTGGGCAGGTGTTGGTCTACAGGCTGGGTATTTTGATCTTTTTTCTCCTTCTTGTCTTCCGCAGGATTTATATCCTCCTTTTCCATCAGGTGCATTACAGTCAACCCATCCTTTGGATTTTCCTTTTGCTCCTTTTCTTGAAAACCATTTATGAAGAGTTTCGTCTTCTTGTAATAATTCCTGTATTGCTTGTTTTACCTTAGCATATCCAGATCCATATGGAGCAGCTTTACCTGCTTGAGGATCATCGGCTTCTTTTATATCTTTCCAAATATCTCCTTTTCTGCATCTTACAATTGCTCCTGATCTGTAGGCAGAAGGTTTATCGTATTTTTGTCTGGCAATACGGAGGCATCTATCTGCTTTCTCTTCAGATAGTATTTCTTTTATTATGTTTTCAATATAAGACTTACTTACCCTGTCCACGGTAAAGTTTTTTATAGTTCTTAGAACTCTTTAGAGAAGAAGTTTTAGATTTAGCGTGAACGCCAGGTCTTGATACTTTAGGTCTGTCTACTTTTGTAACCGTAGAAGATGCTTTAACTTTTGCCATGAGAATTTATCTTTTACAATAAATATCTCTAATCTTCTAAATGTTTTTTAGCGTGTTGTAAGAAATCTTTTAAACCTTCTGTTAATTGGTTATTTCTCTGAGTTGTGTTGTTTTTCCACTCTTCTATATCTCCTTGTTCGGTTACAAAAGTGTCTGTAGTATTTATGCTCTCTAATATAAATTCCTCTACATCTCTCATAAAAGCTTTTAAGCTTCCTTGTATCATAGATTTTTCATAGCTTTCATACAACCCTGCTTTTCTTAATTCAGCTTCATACTCAACTGTACAGGGATCAAAACAAAAACCATGTATTTTATACATCTTTTGAGCAAGATGATGCTTCATAGGGCCACCGCATTTAGGGCATTTTAAAGGCATTTGTAATGCTTTTTTAGCAGCATCCAGTTTTGTTATATTCTGTCTTATTCCGTTTTTTATTGTCCAAGTTCTTCCATTTTCCTCCCAGATATCTCCTTCTTTATAAGCGGTATAGGCTTTTTCATACCCTGTACCGTCTACTGTTTTTCCTGAGAAGTCTTTTGTGATTAGGTTTCTTGCTCTATTTACGTCTTTTGATTTGAATTCTTTTTTAAGTAAGCTCTCGCCCATAACCAAGTTTCTTTAATTTATTAATAACTGATTGTATTTCTCCGTCTTTTACTTCTAATGCTATTCCTCCTTTAGAAGCAAATGCTTCTAGGTTGGAAGGCTTATCATCTATTAATATAGCATTTTCATTTGCAAAATCCGACTTAGCATCTCCAAATCTAAATAATACTTCAGGGGCAGGAACTAAGTTTTCCCTTACCCATAGTCTCTTCCCAAGTCTTGAGGTATTGTGTTCTGATGGTGATGTAAGAAGTTTTGGTCCATAAGGCTGTATGAAATTCCATAATGCTTTTCCATTTGGCATCCATTCCATTTCAGACCAGAATTCTGTTCCTATATGCTGGTCGATAAACTTCCAAAACTCTTCTGTTCCTTCTAACTTATCAAAGTGTTTAGGCCTTGTTACTTGTGCAATTGTTGCTTTTGAGTAATACTTTGGACCTTCTTGTTGTAGTAATGTTACAAATCTTGTCTCAAAGTCTGTTAATACTCCGTCCATATCGCAGTATATTTGATACTTTGGTACGAAGTCTGATTCTTCTAATAATAAGTCTGCTAAATTTCCCATAACCTTTTTTGTTTTATAGTGTTTGATTAATACCTAAAGCTGGCATTCTGTTACGCCATAGTGTAAGTATCTCTTGTTTTTGTTTTGGTGTAATATCTTGAGCATCTAAGTAAGTATTTACAACATCTGCAAATGGTCTTCTTTCTTTTTTAGCTCTAAAAAGCATTCCCTGTAGGTTTGCGTCTATTTCTTTTTTTAATTTAAAATATTGATTAACAGGTATTTCTCCTGCTTTGATCTTATCTCTTCTTGCTTGATCACCTCGCATTATCTTTGCAGGGTTAGCTGTAAATCCTCCTCCTTGGTGTGTAAGGTGTTCTATTTCATGTCTTACTATATCTTTCAATGTCATAGAAACTTCTGACCAAAATTCAGGTAGCATTTCCGGGTCGATTATTACTCTAACTATTATATAATCTCCACTGCCGTCTGTTCCTGCTCCTGTATCTTCATGAACTTCCATTTTACCATACCCTTTTATCAAAAGCATCTTTGCATCTACATCAAAAGAATCTCCTAAAGCATCATAAGATTCGTTATAATCTACTACTACTTTTCCTTCTTCAAAACCCTCTTTCCAGGCTCTAAATATATCTGAAGAAACTGTGTTTGATAGTTTATCATATCTTCCTTCTGCCATAACCTCTTTATTTTTACTGTTTTTGATTTTATCTTCCCAATTTCTAAAATACCTATTACCTTCTAAGTATGCTTCATCTTCGATTTTCTGTAGGTAATCATCTTCGTTTGTATTTGTAGTTGTAATACTGCCATCACCTATTCTGCCTTCTAAATTTTGCATATGATGAATCATCTCATGTGCAAATGATCTACAAACATCTTTAGGATGTCTTCCCATTGCATAAAGCACTACTTCTTTATTGTTTGGATCATAGTAAGCTGTTTTTCCAAAGAAGTTATTTGCTTCATTTTCATCGTACCTAATTTTTATTTCTGGGAGAGGAGTTATATTCATACCCTGATCTAACATGTATTCCAATATTGAAGCAATATATGGAGAATAGTTAAACTTTTCCTGTACATTCTCAGGTATTGTTTTTTGATATGGAGTATAGTCCCATCCTAGTTGTGAATCTTTTACTCTTGTAATATATATTCTATCCTGTTGAAAGTCTAAGTTAAACTTATATGTATCAATACTCTTCCTTAATTCCTGATACAGATTAACAAGGTCTGCTCGATCGGCTGAAGATATTGCTGATGATGCTGCAATAGGTGTTCCTGATGCTCCTTCTTTTACCTGCTTCTTTTTAGTAGTTTCTGGAAAGAAGCTTGCAAATACTTCATCGATAGTATCTGCCATTCTATCTTCTATGGAAGGTTCTTCTTGAGGAGTTACAATATCAATAATATCCTGTTTATCTTGTTTTGAAATAATTGATGGAATCCATTTACCTGATGTCATATAGTCTTTTGATTTTCTTATCTCAGTTGCTGAGAATTTATCATCTTCTTTTGCAACGATTACAGGTAGGTCTCTTAATTCTACTTTTGGATATTTATCTTTATTTTTAATAAAGTATGAGAATTTTGCTTTCTCATCAGCCATTGTACCTGTTATAATCTGATCTACTTCAGATTGGTTTTGATCAACCCAGTCGTAAATGTCTCTTATAGGAGTAACCGGACTTATTACAATCTCAACCGGTGTTGCTAGGTATTTAGCATAGATTTCCCAAATAGCTTTTGATTGTTCAGCAGTAATTTTTACTCCTTCTCTTACTTTTGATCCGATAAATATGATTAATTTATCTGCATTTTGAGATAGTAACTTAGCGTTCTCGTAATGTGCTTTATGAGGCGGTTTAAAACCTCCAGCATATAATGCTACAGTTATACTTTGATCGTCTAAAGCTTCTGAGAGATTTTGTGCTACTTTCTCTAAAGCGTCTTCTTTACCTTTTCCTTTAGCTGTTCCAACTTCTCCTGATTTAACAGATACCATTGATTTGAATATACCTGCTACTCTATTTTTAGATCTAGGGTTGGTAAGTCTTTTAGAAATATCATCTAACAGATCTTCAAAAGAGCCGTCAATATTAAATCCTTTAAACAATATTTTTATAGTACCCCAAGCAGTTGTTGACCATACCTCTTCTCTTGCTACTTCTTTAAAGTTTTCAAGTTTTACTTTTCTTAAAGACAGTTTTACAGATGATAGATTAAATTCATATTCTTCGCCTTTTCCTAGCTTTGGTAATCCTGAGATTCCCATTCTCCTAAATACGTCTTCTGGGTTCTCTTCAAGTAGAATTACTTTTGCAAGTCCTATTAACAGTCCTTGTTTTTCAGCTGGTAGATCCAAGAAAGATCCTTTAAATGCTGATTCTTCTTCTGTTAGAGCAATAATGTTATCCACTTGAATAAACTCGTCTGACTTTCCTTCAATTGGAAATAAGACTGAGATTAATTCTCCTGAGTTGTAATATCTTCTTCCTGTATATTTTTCTGATTTAAAAGGAACAATTATATTATTTGGAAGCTTTGTTATTGCATCAATAATTCTTTGTTTTACTTCTTTTTTATCTTCTCCTTCAAACCAAGTAACAATGTCTAGATCTCCAAAGTCTGCTTTTGAACCTGCTTTTACAGATCCTGATAGAGAGGCTTTTTTAAAGCCTGGTATATTCTTTAGAACTTCGTCTACATATTTGTTGAATGTAGCTTGTACATCCTGCTTTAATATTCTATTTCCTCCTGCTACTCCTGACATATTATACTTTATATTGTGTTAAATTTGAATTATCTGGTAAGAATCTACCTTTTAATCCTAATCTTTCTTGATTTTCTATCCAATAAGCTTGTAAGTCTTCTGGTATATCTGCTCTTGTTGAATCTAATATCTTTAGATAAGTATCGTAAACAGCATTCAAATCCTGTGGGGATAGTCCTGCTTCTAACGCTTCTATTAATTTAAAATAGTCTCCTATTGTATCTCTATCTAAATTAAGATCATATTCACCATTTAATAGGTCTATTGCCTGTTGCGGTGTATTTGCTACAATTTCTTGAGATTGTTTATCTTTTACCCCATAATTGTGGGAGAATGTAAACCCTTTATGTGAGAATAACGATACAAGTAATTGTGTTCTATGTAACCCTTTTACGTTTCCTGAATATGTAGCTGAATGATAGGCAAATTCTAACCAATCAACATCTCCTACATTTATATCTATTTGAACGTTCTGTCCTACAGCTTGTTTGTTTTCATCGTATTGAGGGAATAGTAAGAATAAAGCACCTGCTGAAGATCCTTTTACATCCGCAATAATTTCAGTATCTGCTTGTGAGATCTTTTCTGCTATTGCTACAATGACAGCTCTTTTCATTAACTGGTCATCAGAAGAAGTTCTAGCTCTTTTCTTAAACCCTTCGAATAGTTTCATTATATGCCCTCTATCCAGTCCCCAATCCTCTACATCATCAAAGGATGACCCGGCTAATGCTAGGTCAATATCCCCTGAATAGTCTTTCTTTCCTACAGATCCTAGAGTTTTCATCTCTCTAAAGAACGGTTCTGCTTTTGGAAATATTTGTTTGAACTGTTTAAAAAACTCTAATAGAGTTGGTTTAATATGCTCTTTTTTTATCGGTGCTGTACTATCGAATACGTTTCCTCCCATTATACTTTATATTTACCTAAAGATATGAATATTCTTTCAAATATCCAACGATTATATTAAATAAATAGTATTAAAGTTTGATAGTTGTTGGGTATGATGTAAACTTAGGCTCTGTTGTTGGATTCTCAATCTCATATAATCTATAGATCAATTTGAATAATTCAAAGTTCTCTTCTATATTATCTATCACTTTTAGCTCCCATCCTTTACCTTGTATTTTTTTACCGCTTTTATCTTCACCTCTTGTAGAGGCTTTTAACCAGAGAATAGCTGTTCTATCAATCTTGATACCTTTTGTTTCTTCGATAGATTTAGCATAAGCAGCAAGTTGTAAGTCGTATGATTTATGAAGACTGTTAGACGTTTTAAAGTCAATTAACCAATTCTCTCCATTCATCTTAACAACTAAATCGGCTGTTCCGGCATACTTATGAGTATCTGAGTAAGTAAATTCTTCTGTAAATACTAATTCAGGTTTTGCTACATCCCAGAATTCTTTAAATTTAAGAACCATTCCCCATACTAATTCATTATAACGGGCATTACCGTATTCATCTATCCATTGAACTTCTTTTCCTTCTAACAACTCTTCGATTGCATTGTGAGTTTGAGTACCTTCATCCCCGGCTCTTCTCATAATGATATCGGCATTATGTCCTACATCTTTAATCCAGTTCTCAAAGAATTTATTCTTAGGCATGTATTGAAGAATGGATGTAACCGAAGGATAGTATACTCCTTCTGATCTCTGATAAACCCTTCTATCTAAGAAGTTAATTTGTTTCAGTTCTGGTTTAAAATCTAACCTCTTTTTAGCGTGTTCTGAAAGAACGTTTGCTCCTTTTTGTATCATATTATGATAGTTTGTAGCTGAGTAGTTTACCGAAGTTCATTTCCTCTGCCTGTTGTACATATCGAGTGAAGCTTGCAAAGCCCATCTCGCTTGGATCTTTATCTTGCATATCTACTAGATATACTTTCTTTCCCATATTTAGAAACTGTTCTGTATATGAGAGTGCTTTTTTAAATGCATCCCTGTCTAGGGCTACGTATATATCTTCTACCTGACTTGATACTATTTTTTTTATCAAAGATTTTGATAATGATTTACCGAGTATTGGTACTGCGTTTCTTTTTACTGCTATTGCATCAAATACCCCCTCTACAAGTATTATGGGTTTAGTCCAATTAATAAGGTTCTCAAAGACTATTATATCTTTAGAGATTTCTGGACCTCTATATTTATGGTATGCATCTTCGAAGGTTCTACCTACAAATGTATTTAATTGATTATTCTCGTTATAGGAAGGAATAATAACTCTTCCGGCATATTCTCCTGAAGTACAGTATCCTATATTGTATTTTAAGAAGTCTCTATCGGTAAAACCTCTTTTATAAAGGTATCTTCTTACTTTATTTGCTATAATAGATGTGGTTGATGCTGTATAAAGAGCTTGAAACTCTTTAGGAAGTTCTACAGAAGTTGTAGGAGCATAACCTATTTCGTCACCTTTTCTTACATATTTAAGTATTTCATATGCTTGTTCGGCAGGTACTTGTAACTGTTTAAGTAAAGACTTAATTGTACGCCCTTTAAAGCCACATACCCAACATTCAAAAGGATTCTCTCCTTTTTCATTGGTATGCATGTTTACCTCTAGCTTTGGTTTATGGTGATTACATTTAGGACAAGTAAAAGCGTAGTTCTCTCTTGCTCTCTTGTGAGATTTACCTAAAACATTCTCTATAAAACCTAATAATATATTACTACTCATATATGTACATAACCGATTGACATCTTAAGATACGAAAAAAGGCTCACATAAGCAAGCCTTTCTTTATTTATTTTATATTTAATTTACACAGTGTAGTCCACCACTACCTCTTCTGCCTCTGTATCGTATGCAGTATATAGTCTTCCTCTATTCGATGGAACGTAGTTAACTGTTATGTTTGGGTATTTTTCTTGAATTTCCATCTCAGCACGTTGAGTAACGATTCTTGCAATTACCTCTTCTTCGTCAGACTCTTCAGTAGCATCTTCCTCATGTCTATCTATTATTTCTTCAAATTCTTGAGAAGAAATACTTTCATTCATATAGTTGGTAGCACCTTCTTGTTGCTGCTCCCCTCCTGGGATAATCACTGCAAATTTACCTCCCCATTCAGATGCTCTTGGAATATCTGGATCTCCAGGGAATGCTGATAATACTATATATTCGTTTGGAATTACTGCTCCTGCTTCATCTTTTTTAGGTCTAACAATTACTGTTAGTTCATCAGATGCAAATTGTGATAATGGAGCTGTTGTTGTTACAGATGGTACTTTTACTTTGTTTGGTCCTTCGACTTTTTCTACTTCTCCTTGTTTTGCTCCAGGAAGTTTTAAGGCTTGAGCCATTGGCAATACTAAGTTGTATCCAATACCTGGTGATGATACTGTTAATGTTCCTGTAGAGTTTGCTACTTGGTCTACATTTTTAGCTCCATCTACTACTTGCTGTACAGTTTTCATAACTGTATCAATAGGTTTTGCAAAGATAGATCCTTGACCTGGTTTACTGTGAACGTCTACTAATTTACCTTTTAGCCATTCAGGTACTTCTACTGCTTCTGCAAGCAATCTAGAGTTATATGTTAACTTATTCTCTACTAAGAATTTTTTTAAATTAAAATTTTCCATTCTGTACTTTTTTTAATATTTGTTCGTTTTGTTTTATTAAATTAAGAGTCTTTAGTTGTGACTGTTTTCTTTTATTGAACTTTGTTCTTTGTGGAGAACTATGATTACCTCTAGCCATTATACGTCTGTCATTTTTAAGTTACCTGATTGATCTTTCATAAAATTATCAGGTCTTATATCAAGCTCTTCAGGGTCAATTCCTAACTGTTCTGCTTCTTGTTCCAATCCTTCTATAAACTCTTCAGGAATTTCTCCTGTAAAAGGTTCCATGTTTGGCATTGTAATTATTGCCAGTTTTGGATTAACAACTTCTACATCTATAATAGGAACAAAATATTCTGTTTGTTTTCCTTTTAATATCTCAGCGTGTTCAATTTCCACTTCATCAGAAGTTACTTTCTTAACAACATCTCCTACCAAGTATACTGACCCGTAATCTCCAGATCCTATAAACTCTCCTCCTTGGTCAATAATATCATTTACCCTTTCTATATATTCCTGGGAAGGTGAGATTACCTCTTTTAGTATTTTGTAGATGCTAATCACTATTTTTAAGCTTCAATAGGTGCTGTAAATATGATAGAAGGGTAGTACCACCTGTCACCATCATCATCAAGGTCTTTAGTAGATTTATTACGTAAAACAGTATATCCTCTATCTTCTAAAAATGAAATTATATCTTCAAACTCCTCATCTGTTAAATTTCGTTTTCTTATTGATTTAATTTCGCCCATCTCCACTTCGCTATCAAAAGGCTTTCCTTTAGAGTTGTAGTGAAGACTTAAATCAGGAAATTGTTGTTGAATTTCCTTTTCATTAAAGTCTATTGAATTTTCAGAAACAATACTTTTTTCACTATCTCTATCCACAATTTTCTTCAATATACTATTTAATTTAGTACTATCGAATTTGTCATTATGACGTACAAGATTCCCTTCTCCGTCTGGTTCGAATCCTCCTACTATTTCACGTACTAATTCTTTTAATTCTGATTTTTTCATATTGTTTAAATATTATTTCCGTTGTAAATACCTTCTACCCATCTATCCGCAACTGCCTTATCTTTAACTAATACAGTGTCGTACCTAGAGTTTCCATTAGACCAAACTTTATCTAGAAGATTAACATATTTTAGTGACATCCCATGA